CAGGTGCCTCCATTTCGGGCACCCACGGGAATTTATAACAACATGGGCCAGATGTCAATGTGACTCCTGGCCCATGCCCCGTGCGGTGTACAAATTTGTACACCTTATCTTATCCTCTGTGCTAGAGTTCCACCTTAAACTCTGCCCAGCCCTCGAGGGTCTCAGGATGTGGCTCGAAGCCAATCGTGTAGGTGTTCCTCACCCGCCGTGCAATCTCAACTAGCTCCTCTGCCACCGAAGCTTCTCCCTCCCACACCACTACGTGATTCCCAGATGCTCTGGCCTGGTCTACTAACCTCTTCGCATCCGCAAGTCCGAGTCCCGCGATTTCGCGAACCACCTTGATGGCTTGAATGATCTTGGGATTCGGCCCTTGTAGTGGCGTCGGGTCCATCACGATACGGCTCCTGCTGTGTTGCTGTGCAAACCTCCAGATCACATCCAGCGACAGCATCCCATTGAGGGCCTCATTCAACTCCGAGGCCTCCTCCAGCGTCATGGTTCTCATGACCTTTGCGATTGCCGTGATCTTGTTGTTCATCTCGATACCTCTCCGTGGTGGATTGCGTTATTGCTACCCCCACAATGTACCAGGGTGCTCGGCAGTAGTCAACCTCCCACTTGGGGAGGTTGGGTTTGTGGTGGTAGGAGTAGCAGACCTACCTGCCCCCCCATACATTTTTCGGGACCCCTACTACTCCTCCTCCTACCAGGTTCTCTTGTTGGGTTTATAACTTAATATTTTTTTTTAGAGAACAACCTACTAACTACCACTACAACATGCAGCAGCAGTAGCAGTAGGGGTCCTTTTTTATGTATGGGGGTGTAGGTAGGACCACTACTCCTGCTGCACAAAAAGCCTCCAGGTCTCGCGACCTAGAGGCTCTCTGTGTCAAGACTTGAGGGGGTCATGGGTCTTACTTCGTGCTACTTCTCTTCTACCTCGGGCTTCCAACCTGCATCAACCAACTTCTGTGCGAAATCCTGCCCCTGCGCGAGTCCCACAACGGCTTGGGGTTCAATCCCAAGCTGCATCATAGCATCCATCCACGCGGAGCGGAATTCCTCTGCGGTCTCTTCCAAGGTGTTCCCTGTCGGCACGAAGAGGGCCATGTTCGGGAGAGTAATCTTCACTACGATTTTCTCCACGACCTTCACCGTTGCCGCACGGAATTCAGGCTTCCGACGGATTCCCGTTAACCGGTTCCAAAGCCGGTGCTCAAGCGTGATCCGTACCTTCTGACCACGCTGGCCTTTCTCAGCAACTTCCTTGTCGTAAGCTCGGTTCACGTCGTCTTGCGATACCTTCCAAGATGTTCCGTTAAGGCTCGCAATGATCGCTTCACCAAGCCCAGCGTCCAAGGCTTTCTGAGCATCCCGCACCCAGAGGAACACACACCCTGTAACAGGGATGTCCCCTCTGTGAAGCTTCCACGGGTCACCGGTTTCTGGATTCTGCGTTGTGGACTCCAAGCCCACTGCGGCCCAGTCCACAACGCTTTCCCCATTCTTCGTGATGCGCGGAAGCTCTTCAAAGCTCATGGGCTTCGTGCGCACGCTCGTATCCTGCACGTTGTCAGACATATCTTACCCCTTGTGTGGTGGGAATGGCTCTAACCGCCCTATCCCACGACACCCCTCAAGCCTCGATTGTCAATCAGCCCAGCGGCGTTCCGGCCGCGCACCGCGCGACCCGCCCAACCATCAACATCTACCTCTCATCTACCTCACCAACAATGATACCCGTTCCGTTGTCGAATGTCAACCACGTCCCTCCCTGCCCCGTGACAAAGCCGAGCTTGCCCTACGACCCACCTTGCCGGGGGCATCCCCCCACCGCTCGTAGCCGCCGCCTTAGTTGGCTCCCCAAAAAATCGCGCTAGAAAAATCGTCTTAAGCGAGAGGATCCTCCGAGAAAGAGACTCCCCCCCCGAGGTGTACAAATTTGTACAACCACCAGAGGCTTACGCAGAGAAACTATTCCGGGGGACTCCCCGCAAGGCCTCCTGGACTTGACATCTAGGTAAACATCCATATTGACAACTGTGTACCAATGTGGTATTTTTACAGTACCATTGGGGCTCTCCCATTGCCCCATTCCCGCCGTGGCATCTCCCTCCCATGCCTCGAGACCGCCTCCCCCCTAGCTTGCTGTCAGAAGCCACGCAGAAGAGCTACGCCTACCTGCGTACCACCCGCATGTCCCCGCGGGTGAAGATGGCTGCACGCATGTATGCAAGTGCTGCGGTGTCTACTCAGCGTGAGGCCTCTCGCATCGCTGGACTCCATCCTCAGACCTTCAGCATGTATATGCGCCACAACGAAGAGCTCCAGGCGTTTGTGCAGGAGGTAGACGATGCGATCGGTGAGAAGTCCATCGACATGTCCGCGGTGCTCCAGGCCCTGGAGGTTGCTGCTGTAGCGAAGATGAAGCGCCTGATGGATAGCGCAGGGAGCGAGCAGATTCAGTTCAAGGCTGCCCAGGATCTGCTCGACCGTGGTCCCCGGACTGGTAAGATCCAGCGCCAGGCGACCGTGGCACTCTCCATCGACGGTGAGGATGCTAAGGCCCTTGCGGCTTCCCTCCTCGCCGCCCGGCAAGCTAACGAACAGTTTCGGCCCCTCGTGCAGGGGGATTACGAGAAGGTCCACCTCGCTGCCCTACCGGAGGTGACTGGTGACCTACGTGACGACCGATCTGACGTGTCCACGCTGCCAACAGCCCCAACTCCAACGACACCCTGATCACTGCAAGCAAGTCCGCTGTTGTTTCTGTGCAGCCCTGATACCAGTACTCCGAGTCGATCCTGATGGCTGGAACTTTGTGATCCCCTCCAAGCCATCCTCCTACCGACTCATAGTTCGACACCACGACGGCCAGCATCAAGCGAAGCTGCTTCTGTCCGACCCGGTGCCCACCAAGTTAGACCCCCTCGTAGTTTAGCCTCTACCTCAGGGCGGACTTCCCCTGAAGGTTGGCTCCTCATGAAGGTCCCGCCACTCACAGGAGCATCTCTCTACCCATGCTCCGCGTGCGGCAAAACCTCTCTAGCGAGGTTGTGCCATGCCGCAGTACAGATTCCACACAGCTGTTGCAGGAGTCCTTGACGCACCGTCGGCAGATGCAGCGCTGACGATGCTGCATGAGTTCGTGCAAGCAGGTAATTCTCTTCCAGCGCAGATCGAGTTCTTGGACGCCGAGGTTCACGAGGCTGTGAGGTATGATTCCCTCCAGCGACTCGATGACACCTCGGCTCAATTGCGTTTGTTCGGTCCTCAGGAGGTAATTACCACATGAGCACGGACCGCGAACCCTTCGTGCCTGACCACCCCTGTCCCAAAGGTGGTCAGCACGAATTCAAGGGTATGGCTCCTGATCAAGGTAAAGACTACTACCGCAAGGTCTGTACCAAGTGCTTCGAGGCATACCAAGTCACTCGTCATGACTACATGTCTCAGCAGCGTTTCGTCCAGGGAGAGTTGTTCTGATGGTTGACTTCTCGCCACAGGATATTCCGAACCTAGATGATTCGGTCTCCCGGCTCCCCACGGACCTTCTCAGGGACATGGCGGAGTATGGGAAGTCCGACTTGTACTGGTTCAACAACGCGGTGCTCCGCTACAAGGAGATGACCGTAGATTGTCACGGACCCCTGTGTGCATTTGTACAGCATAACCCGAAGCAGTTCAAGCGCATCTTGATGCCTCGGGATCACTTCAAGTCTACACTCATCACTATCGGTGGGACGCTCCAGAAGATCGTCCGCAACCCAGATGAGTGCATCCATATCAAGAACGAAAATTCCAAAAAAGCTGAGCGCTTCCTCAGCGCGATCCAGACCCACGCAACAGGGAACAAAATCTTCCGGACCCTCTACAGCAGTGTAGTCCCCCCTGATACACGCAAGGGCCGGTGGAACAACGAAGAAGCTGACTTCGTTGGTCGGAGTGGGGTCTATCCCGAGCCGACAGTTTCCGTTAGCGGTATGACCTCCGCTACGACTGGTGCACACTTCTCGCACATCGTCTTTGACGATCCCATCTCGCGTGATGCGGTGCAGAGTGAACTGGTCATGAAAGAGGCAATCGAGCGCCTGAAAGATGCTACCTCGCTGCTGCGTCGCCCACTGACGGATACCATCTGGCTCGTTGGCACCAGGTGGGCCATGCACGATGTGTACTCCTGGTGGGATGACACCTATGGACTCCTCACCGGGAAGTTCTCTCGTGCAGCTATCGAAGATGGCCAGGTTATCTTTCCGCAGCTGATTTCTCTCGACTTCCTGGACATGAAGCGCAGAGAGGACGAATACTTGTTCTCCTGCAACTACATGAACAATCCCAGGAATGGAGAGATCCAAGATCTCGACACTGCCTCGCTGGTTACCTGGGTCTACACTGATGCCTCAGAAAAAAAGATCGCCCTATACAATCGCCAGGGTCAGGTTATCACCATCATCCCGGTTGATCGTCTCGAGATTACTGCGACCGTCGATCTGGCACCGGCTGAAAAGACGACTTCTGATCGTAACGCTGTTGTCGTCCTGGGTGTGGACCCGCCTACGGGGTACGCGATTATCTTGGATGTCTTCGCAAAGAGATGTACCCCCCTCGAGTTAATCGACCACCTCTTCGACATCCACAAGCGGTGGAGCATCTGGAAGCTTGGGATTGAGGGTGTGGCCTACCAGAAGGCCTTCAAGTACTTCCTCTCCCAAGAGTGTGAGCGCCGCAATGCTTACATGAACATTGTGGAGTTGAAAGCTCAGGGAAAGAAAGAAGTCCGCATCCGGGGGTTGCAGCCGCTGATTAAAGTTTCTCGCGTAGCGGCACATCCCACTCAGCAACTCCTCAAGCAAGAGATGGCCGACTTTCCTCTCGGCCAGCACGACGATACCGTCGATGCGCTCTCCATGCAGCTCCAGATTGCTGGCCACTGGTTCTCCGAAGAGCGGATGAATCAGATCAAGAAGGCTGAGCAAACCGTGCTCAAGGCTGCCGGAGTGCTAAAGGACCCGCTCGAGGAGGACGATGCCTCGGAGTTCTCCGTACTCGATCGGTATGCTAATCAGTCTACCTACGCCTTAGGTTAAAGCCCTCTGGGCGTTGTACAAAATTGTACACCTTCCAATGACCACACCAGACGTCACCTACAACGATGTGAGCTTCGACGAAATCGAGGCAGCTAACCAGCGCCCATCGTCGAGCTACTCTGCGGAGGGTGTAAAGAACAACTATCCTCCTGCGCTGTTGGAGATGGACAAAGAGAAGCTCGACGAGCTGAGAGATTGGCTCGACGGGTGGATCGACGACCTGACTGCAACCCAGGCTGATAGACAGAAGGAATGGGCTAAGATCGAGCAAGCTTACCGCGCGCTGAATGGTCGCTCTGGGGACATGCCTTTCGTGGGCCACAGCACCGAGACCATCCCCGTCATCGCGATGGCAGTAGAGCCTGTCCACGCGCGCCTTGAGACGGGAATCTTCTCTCAGGACCCAGTCTACCGGGTGAAGGCTAACCGGAAGTCTGCCCAGAAGTATGCACCCGCCGTGGAGAAGTGGACCAACTTCTACTTCACCAAGGTGATTGACTTCCAGCGAGTGGCATCTCCCCGCCTCCTGGAGTCCGCAAAGCTCGGTACGATGGCCTACAAGGTCACCTACCAGTATGAGCGTTGCTACTACAAAACCTACGACGAGAAGAACAACATCATCGAGAAGGAGTCTGTTAAGTTTCGTGGCCCCAAGCCTGAGGGTGTAGAGATCGGAGACCTTCTCTTCCCTGCGGGCTATCAGCATATCCAAGACGTACCTATCGTCGCGGAGCGCCAGCGCACCACGCAGCAGGAACTACAGAAGCTCGAGTACACTGGGTTCCTCACCAACGTTGATAAGCTCGCGAACTTCGGAACCTACAACAGGACCGACGTAGAGGAGGCGCGTGAAACCTCCGCGCAGCACTCTTCTATGCCGCGTCGCCGTGAGGACATTATCCTCCACGAGTGTTGGTTTCACTGGCAGGTTGATACCTCCAAACCTCCAGTGTGTCTCGTAGCTACATACCACCGCGACTCCCAGACCTTCCTGCAGCTCCGCTACAATCCGTACTATCACCAGAAGTACCCGTATGTTGTCGTCCCCTATTCCATCGCTAACCAGAGCATCTACGGTGTGGGGATTGGGGAGATGGCACTTCCGTTCCAGGAAGCTCTGACTCAATATCACCGCATGGGGATGGACAATGCCTACATTGCGAATTGTCGTATGTTCGCCGCAAAGCGCGGAGTCCCTGGAATCGGTGATCGGGTTACGCTCTACGCAGGCAAGACCTTCTACTTCGACAACCCGAAGGAAGATTTCATCCCTTTCCAGGCTGGTGACATCTATCCTTCCACCCTGGATCATCAGAGGAATCTCTTTGGTCTGGTCGAAAAGCGGACCGGTGTTAGTGATTATCTCACTGGTCGCGAATCTCCTGTTCTTGGGTCTCGTGCGACAGCTACTTCAACACTTGCTCTGATCCAAGAAGGCACTCGTAGAGTCGAGCAGGTTGTCGGTAATGTGCGGAGGGGATTCAATGAAATCCAGAGCATGTGCTACTTGCTGTGGGCACAGTATGGTCTGGGGGACATTGATGACTATGTGTTTGGGGATGAGGACACCGGCACCCTGCTCGATGAATTCTTTAAGTCTGTAGTCAATCCTGCGAATATCGAGACTCTCCTCGCGCTCGACATCGCAGTGACGGACGCCACGACTAACAGACAAGTCCAGCAGCAGATGCAGCTCTCGCTGATTCAGCTCCTCACGAGCTATCTCCAGCAAGTGTTGCAGGTCGGTCAGATGGCCATCCAGGCGCAGGCTCAGGGTATGGCACCGCTGACTGAAATCGTCGCGAGAGTGCTCGCCTCTGGCAATAAGATGTACACTGATCTCGTCTCCAAGTATGACATCCCCAACGCGGATCAATACCTCCCCGACGTCCTCTCCGTTATTCGGGGTCTTCAGGGAGGAGGCGGACTCCCTGGAACTGGACCTACTGGCATTCCGGAGCAGTCGCCTGTGGCAGGTCCTCAAGGCCTATTACAGCTTATTGGAGGAACAGGCGCTAACCCAACTTCTCAATCCTCAGTCTTTGGAAGACCAGCTGCGAGTGGCCCAGGGGCAGGTGCTGTCCCTGCGCAAAGTCCTTCAGTCGGTTGATAATCTGGAGAAAGAGCTTCGTACCTTCAACGAGTCTACACTACTACCATGACTGCACCCAACACTACGCCGGGCGGAACCTACATCCCCGGTATGGCCACTGAGACGACGCTGGACGAGATCATGGAACTCAACGCGCCGGAGGCGGAGGTTACTACTCCCACCGTGCCCGCTGATCCTGCCTCCTTTCGTGTCGATGGGGACTCTGTTCCCCAGTCTCTTCGTGGACTCTCCGCAGCCCAGATCACGGAGCGTGCCGCTCGGCTCGAGGAAGCACTCCGTATTTCTGAGGAAGCGCGACTCTCGTCGAAGTCAGTCCCGGCGCCGGCTCAACCGGCTACACCGGTAAACCCACAGCCCACGGGATTTACTCCTGAGAAGATTCGGGAGCTTTACGAAAATGATCCCGTCGAGGCGATGGCTGCTATGGCCTACATGGCTGAGCAGCGTGCCAATCAGCGTTTTGAGGAGCGGCTTCGCGGCCTGAACACCTCAGTCTCCAATTCTGTCTCCGCTCAGGTGCGGACACAGTTCAAGGAGGACTTCGACATCCTCGGTAAGGAGATCGAGGAGACGGCTGCTCAGATTGCTCCGGAAGCTCTTGCGAACCCCGCTGTGTGGGCAGACCTCATTAGCTACGTTCGCGGTAAGAACATCGACAAGATTGTTGAGCACAAGCTGAAGCAGCGTGGAGATGATTCCCAGATTCCCTCTCGCTCTGCCGTCCAGGATGCTCAACTCACCAGTCTCCCTCCGCGAGTGGGTCAGCCCCCGCGAGCTCCGACGCGTGATGATAACTATGGTCTCGACGCGACGCAGCTTAGGATCTGCGAGACGATGGGTCTCACTCCGGCGGAATACAAGAGGAACATGATCTAATGGCTAACATCAACGAGACTCCGAAAGCCGAGCTGGCTAAGATGGAAGTCGCAGAGGAAGCTGCTCGCCCTGTGACTAATGACGAGAGACGTGCCATGACCGAGGCGCAGCGCAAATACTTCGAGGCCCTCGAAGCTCGGCGCAATGGTGGAGGTAATGTTCTTGTCAAGAAGCAGACTCTCCTGGACACTTCGGAGCTTTCTGCAAAGAATCCTGACATCCACTATCGGTGGGCTAACACCAGCAACCGAGAGAAGATGGAGCAGCGTGTAAACGAAGGTTACGTTACGGTGCCGGAGGAAGAGGGCGGCCGGCGCCTGGGTGAGATGGTCCTCATGGCAATCCCTCGCGAGGTTGCGGACGCTCGCAAGGCGGAATATCAGCGTATGACCAGAGAGCGACTTGGTCAGTTCCGTAAGGACATGCGTGAGGCTGCGGCTGAAATGGCCTACGAGGCTAAGAAGCGCGGTCTTCGTATCCCCGATGGGGGCTTCCTAATCACTGAATGAGGACACGATAATGCCTTTCTTTCCGATGCTTCAGACTGGGCCGGGCGGGGCTTATCCCCGCGTCCGGGCGTTTCCGGTCTACAGCGGTGGCTCGGGCTTCCTGGCTGGTGATCTGGTGTTCTATGACACCACCAACTTTGGGCTCGACCGCTGTGGGCAGAACCCGACGTTAGTTCTCGGCATCGCGATGTGCGCGAGTGCTAATGCGTCGCTGTATCCTGGTTCCCGCGTGCCGGTGGCCACGCTGGACCCCGCCGATGTCATCGTCATGGACATCACGAACAACGGTGTTGCCTACCTTCCCAACGACCAGATTCTCTACAAGACCTATGGTCTTACCCGTGCCTCGGGTGGTCAGTGGCAGGTGGACATCAACAAGAACGCGTCGAACCTCGTCGTGACCGTTGTGGGTTACAGCCCGATTCGTTCTACGCCCACTGGCACCGCGCAAAACTTTGGTCAGGTGTTCACCAACGTCAAGTTCCTGGCCTCTGTGCTCCAGGCTGACTCCATCGCGAGCTGAGGACTCACTAACATGACTATGAATCGCGGCGGTTTCGCCAACCTTATTGCTCCTGGCTATCGTAAGGTTCTCTTCGAGACCTACAAGGAGCGCCCCACGGAGGGCAACAAGGTCGTCAACATGGGCACTGCAAACCGTGCCTACATTGATGACCAGCAGGTCGGTGGGTTCGGTACCCTCGTTGAGAAGGTCGAGGGTGGGCCGCACACCTTCCAGGACGCCGTGCCGGGTGGCACGAAGCGTTACACCTGGACGACCTATGGTCTGGGCTTCCGGATCACGCAGGAGATGTACGAGGACGACCTCTATGGCATCATGGGCAACAAGATGGCCAAGGCCCTTGGGCGCTCGGTGCGGAATAACTTCGAGCTCGTGGCGTTCTCGGTGCTGAACAACGCCTTCAACAGCGGGTTCGTTGGCTACACCGCGGGTGAGGCTCTCTGTGGTTCGCACTCGACGCTGCGTGGCGGCACGATCGTCAACAATGCCGCGGCAGATTTCGGTCTCCTGCCCTTCCAGGCTGCTCTGGAGCACTTCCACAACCTCACTGATGAGTCCGGCCTGCCGATCGTCTACATGCCGAAGCAGGTTGTGCACTCGATCGGTGACTACTGGATGGTCAACCAGGTCATCAAGACTCCGCAGCTTCCTGGCGGCAACGCTAACGACATCAACCAGGCCGCTCGCGAGGGTGTCAAGCCCGAGCTTGTGCACTACCTGACTGATCCCGATGCGTGGTTCGTCACCGCGGATAACCATGACATGAACTACTTCGATCGTCGCAAGCCGACGTTCCGCACGGGTGACGACATGCAGACGGGCGATGCCATCTACATTGTCTCCCGTCGTAACGGCGCAGGCTTCGGCGATTGGCGTGGTGTCTATGGGTCGACGGGGCAGTAATCATGTCCCCGCTTCCGTCGGGCTATGGTCAGGGTAGGCAGCTGACCAGTGTGCCAAACGACATCCTGAAGAACTCCCCGAACCTGCCTCTCTCAAACTCCATCCCGACGGTGTCGATCCTTCGCCAGGATTGGCTCACCGCCCCGGTGGCAGCTTCTACTACGGCATATCTCTCTGCTGGCGTCGCAGGTCCTAACACCACGACGTCAACAGTGGGACGTGCCTCGTTCGATGGTGCTCTCGGTACCGCGGGGGCACCTGACTACGCACGCAACGTCGTGGTCACGGTGACCCATGCTACGTCGGTCGTGGCGCTGTCTGGTATCATCAGTGGTGTAGATGTCTACGGTCGGCCTATCACCGAGACGTGGTCCGTCACCGCTACTGGTACCACCAAGACCTACACCGGTGCCAAGGCCTTTGGCCGCGTCGATTCAATCACCATCACTGCGGCAGCAGATGCCTCGGCTGACACGGTGAAGCTCGGTACCGGCGCTGTGCTCGGGCTCAAGTATCCTTGCGTCGTGAGCAAGCTCCTTGCCGAGATCGACTCCGGCAGCATCGTCACTAACGGAACCATCGTTGGTGGCGCTGGCCAGGGCACCGCTGCTCAGGATGCTCGCGGGACCTATGCACCTAACGGTGCTCCGAACGGCACCAAGACGTATTCCATCTGGTACATGTCCGACGTGCCGACGGATATCTAAGGTGTACAAATTCGTACACCTCACAACCTTCGCATAACTCCGATGGGTGCCCGCCACATTATGATGGCCTGCAAAGGCGATCACACCACAACTTGGTACACCTTCCGTGGCGACGAACGAGAGTTCGAAGTGCACGGGGCTACCAGAGGCTTCAAGCTGGAGTTGATCTGTCAGTCCGGAGACGAGTTCTATACTCAAGAGCTTCGCACTGGAAAGAACCCACTCCCGCCGAAGTCCTTCCAACGCTATCGCGTGAGCAAGCGTCTGGTGTTGCGCGGCGCCCAGGAGGTTGCGACCACCGTGAAGGTACTCACGAGGTGATGTAATGCCAAGGCATCTGGTGAACGCTGGAACACTGACCATCCCTAGCGGGACTGCTGTGTCCAACGTCATCAACTCGCGACTTGCTTTCGGTTCCGCGGCGGATATGATCATCTACGCACCGGCCACCCTTCCGGAGACGGTTACCGTGAAGGTTGCTGGTAAGGATTCCGAGACCAACGTCACAAACATGAAGTCCTTATATGTCAGCGGGGCAGATATCACCATCCCCGCTGGCAAAGCTGTCGTGATTCCATCGTCTTCCTTCGGATCTCTTGCCCTCAGCTCTGGTTCCAACGTAGCGGCGGACCGCGTGTTCGACGTCTACTGTCAGGAGGATATCTGATGGTCCCATCGCAGAAAGAGATTTCCCCTGGTGAAATTGGTAGCTACGCGCCGCCGGATGGATCGTCCCCATCCGGCGGTGATGCTATCAGCTTGTCGACGCAGGAACAGCAAGCAGTTGGATCAATCGTGGAGAAAGCTGCCAACTGGGCCTGGAGGAAACACGTTCTAGGATATTTCCTCCTTGCTCTTGGTGTTCAAGCTTGGAACAAGCACGAAGTTCCTGCCACTGCTGTAGCTGTAGCTCAAGCTGACTCGATGCGAAATGCTAGATTAGATCGTGTCGAAGCTAAACTCGACTCAATCGCTGCTGGTGTAGGTCGGCTGACAATAGTTACTGAGGATCGGACTACTCTGATGTCTCGCGGTATCTGTGCTAGTCAGAACGACGATCAGCAGCGGCGCAGTGGTTTACCTTGCGAAGATCTCCTTGCAGGTCACGAGTGGAAGATTACCCCCAGCACCAATCTTCCCCGTGCAATCTTTACTCGCAACGACAGGTATTAACATGTCCAAGAAGGCACCTACTGTCGGCGAGGCTTGGCCACTCTTGGATGATTGCGTGGAGCTGCTTAAGAAGCTTCATAGCATGACTGCAGAAGAAGCCAGGACCTTCTACGAAGGCCTTACAGCCGACGAGATTGTGCACTATGCGCTGGCAAACTCAGAGCTCCTTGACTATGTCAAGAGAAATCTGTGGCCAGCACTAAATAGAGAAGCCGAGGATCGGTTCCATGCTAAGGGCGATGGTAAGGTGACAGAGGCCTTTCGTAAGCATCCCTCTCAGCAGGTGTTGCATCTCTCGACTGTTCAAGAGCTCCAGCACGCTTGCAAGATCTCCAAGTCCGTTGCTGACTGGAAGCGTGATCAGCTCATGGTTGACGCTCAGCAGGATGAGCGTGCGAAGGGTCTTGAGCGTCTGCAAGCACAGCTTGAGGACTCACAGGAGCGTTGGCGTGGGGAGATGAAAGCTGCACAGAGTCATGTCTCCAAGGCTTACGAGATTTTGGTCAACGACGTAGCACCGCCTACCATCGCTACCATGACTATGCGGAATAACATGGAACAAGCGAAGGCGATTGCAGACAAGATCAAGGCCGAGCTGGAGAAGTAACATGGCTACCTTTGATCTGATCGCGGGTAGTAATCTCGACTTTCAGCAGGGTAGTAACTGGACCATCGGTGGGGTAGTGCAAAGCGCTCCGCCGGGGGTGAATGACACAGCAAGCATCACTGGCACCGCGGCTGCGGCCATCCGGTGTTTGATTGCTGCTGCGGCAGTGGTTGAAGTACAGAACATCATTGGTACTGCGGGTGGTACCACTACTACTCCGCTCTCCGTCGGAGTCGGGGCACAGATTACCGTTGGCTCCGATAGCTCGCTTATCAACGCTATGGCGTTGGCTGGAGCTAGCTCGTCGCAGACTACTCCGGTACTGATTAACTCTGGCACCATCCGGTGCCGCGGGAATGTTACGCAGAGCAATGCGCCAGTGCAGATGAACGGTGGCTCGAAGATCCAGTTCATCTCTGCGACTCATGCTACTGCAATGACCTGGCAGGTTGGTACTGCTTCTAGCACTACCAACGCCGCGATGGTGACGAACGGAACTACCGCGTCTAGCAGAGCAACTTTCGAAGCTGTTGGCGGTGCAGTAGGGTCCTTCACCACGACTGGCTTCGGTACCGGTCGGTGGCGCATTCAGTATGGGACCTTCTCTGGGCTGGGTACCTCCAGCGTTGCCGCTGTTGTGTTCAACGCAGATAACGTCTCTTCGGCTTCGTGCTTCTTCGACGATTGCCTTGTAAAGAACTGTGGTAAGTTTGACTCCACCCAAAACGTTCATGTCGGCGCTACCTGTGCCGTCCGCCGCACAGTCATGCGGGGATGTCTCAACGCCGATGCTCTGAACTTCTTCGGTGGCTCCGTTAGCGGCGTCACTGGAGTACACGAGCTGCTTGATAACTACTTCGACGCTCGTGTGAGAATCAACTGTGGGATGAAGATTGAGCGTAACATCTTCAATACTCCCACTCAGCAAGGCTCAATCACGCTTCTGGCCAACAACGGAGCGCTGACCTGGGCGGACAATATGTTCTGTGTCCTCCTCGGCACTACTGGCCAGTCTCTCAACTTCGGTACCAACCTCTCTGGTGGCATCATCGGGCGGACGCTAGCTACCTTTGCTGGCAACTCCAGCAATCCGCATCCGTTCTCGATGGGCAACACCATGAGCACCAACGTGACGCTCGAGATGCGTCACTGGTTCTTGGATTTCGGTTCTGCTTCGTTTACCAGCACAGTACCTGGCGACTTCATCGACATCTTCGCCTCCGCTACTGTTGGTGTCACGACTACGCTGAAGTACCGGAATATCATCTCTAACAGCAATGCTGCAGGATGGGGTGCTGGTCACCTGTTCCGTATGGGCTCGAATGCGTCGAACAACGGTGCACTCGATATCCAGATTCAGCATTGCAGCCACTACTCCGACGGCAGCACTGGGACGTTCAGTTCTGAATGTCCAATGGTCAACTATGGTGAGCCCACTGCGACGCTCCCTAATGGCCAGCTATCGTTGTTCAAATCTAACTTCGTCTACTGTCCTTCGGGTCGCCCTGGCTCACTGATGTGCCGCTATGGAGCCTCGAACGGTACAGTTGAATACTGCGCACCGGCCAATGCGACTAACAATGCCGCATGGCAAGCGGGTACTGGTGCAGGCAACGACGGCTATGGCTATGCGCGTGACCCAGCTGCGAACCAGAGCTTCCCTTCTGGCGCTCCGGGTACGGTTCTCAACGCAGATCCACAGCTTGTCGATATCTTCCGAAGCGTTGCGAAGTTTGATCTCGCTAAGGGTGGTGTCGGTACGCAGGCAAATTGCCTCGCGGAGCTTGGTAAGCGTCATGATCCCGAGCTGACGTGGAATCCTGACTATAACTTCGACGACCTGCATAACTATCTCGAGGGTGGTTGGGCTTCCGCTAATGCTGCTTATGCAGCTGCACATGATGCAGCTTCCCCAGTTACGGAAGCTGGCATCTGGATTGGCGCAGTTGCTGGCATCACTCCTCCGGATACTTCCTTCCGTATCCCGATGGTCGCTCGGCGATTCATTGCTGGCACTGGCGACACGATGTCTTATGTTGCTATCCCTCTGCGGCCGGGTAAGTTGTTCCCCGATGATGTGACAGCAGGTAAAGGTCGCCCGATGCTCAATGGGGTAGAGATTCAGTGTGTACTCACTCCCATTACCGAGCCAGGGAATCTCAACGCCGACGGAAGCCTCAAGTCAATCTACGGCCAGTTCTTGATGCCTAGTTTGACTCAGAACGTAGATGTAATCGGTGAGTTCCGTTGTGACGACACTCGCACACTGTCGGCACTCACTGAGGCTCCTGTTATCGGTACAGGCGCTCCGCTGGATTCGCCTTCCAACCTCGGACCTGGTGGTGAGAGCTACAATGTCTACTATCTCACCCCCGGTGCGTATGTGCCATCGAGCCCGACGGATCTTTGCAACTCCGGTATGTTCGGGCTGTTTATCCGGCCGGTGAGTGAAGATCCTTCCTCCGGTCCAGCGGCAACGTACTTCTCACGATACGCCACCGCGATGACGAGTGAGTTTATCGACCGGCCAGGGGGTACTGGTTGGGTCGGGACTACTCTCGATCGTGCTTGGTACTATGATCCGCTTCTGGAGTACCTGCGCTTCTGGGCTCGGACAGGAGATCTACGATTCCTCCAGCATGGGTATGCTCGCTATGCTCGTGCAAGAGCACTTTATTACAACGTCACCTCTGGTGGCGGACCTAACAGGTTCCTCACCGACGAGCCGCATCACCCCACTAAGGGTTTCGGCCTAGCGTGGTGGATGTTCAAAGATCCTGATGGTAAGATCTCCTCGCAGCATTTTGGCAGCAACACTCTGAGCCCGCTGTTCAACGAGTACAACTACGTTGGCCGTGCAGACAACTCCCTCGGCTGGCAGCGTAGTGTATCGAATCGTCTCAGGGATGTGGTTTGGCAGTACCTACACGGCTTCACCCAGGATCGCTTCGGTAACACTATCACCGATGCCATGCGGTTGAATGTGCTACTGAAGTATCTCTGTGACCCGTCTGGACCACCGCTCAAGCCTATCCCCTCTTGGGGACCGCTCACGATGAGCCCAACACTGGGCGGAGCTAGTGTTAGCTACATCAGCCGTCAGCAGCTCCAGATGGATGGTGTCGCTATCATGGTCCACATCCCGTTCCAGGGAGCACTCGAGACTGATGCTCTGATGGAGTGGTATGACCGTATGCCTCTGGCATCGGGCGGTAAGGATACAAGAATCATTACCGCGGTAAAGACCATCGCTGATTTCTGGTGGAACTACTGTCGCTATCCAGAGCCAGGCAGCGGTCCGGGGTCTGGAACCTTCCTCTCCTTTACATCTGCACAGTATAATGGTCCCCCAGGTAATGCTGGTGGTCCTAATCCAGCAGAAGATCTGAATGGTTTCCACATCGGGGCTTACTACTGGCTTGCGTGGAAGCTTGCAGATCAGGGGTATCTTGACAAGGGAGATGAGCTTCTCGATGCTCACACCCGTACCCCGTATAACGGTTCCACTGGTCCCTTCATCCACGACACCACCGATACTAATGCTGCGAAGCAGATGATCGAGTGGGGTTACAACTCAGCTGATACCCTTGGTATCAGAGCACTGGCAGTCGAAGCTATTGCAAACGCCGGTGGTAGTACGCACTCCACTATTGATATTGCACCACTGGGTGCGATGTCTTTCACCGCGAGAATCGGACAGAGTGATCCGCCAGAGCAGACTAAGACAATCTCTAACTCTGCCGGTAGTGGGGATCTCTCCACTCTCTCGGCAACCACGGCGTATGTTTCTGGCGCAGGCTGGCTCACTCAAAGCCTCGGTGCCACGGCAGCACCTACTATCCTCCACGTTCAGCCGAGTCTGGGAGCTCTTACGGCAGGAACCTACGATGCAACAATCACAGTAGATTCCACCGCTACAGATCTCACGAATCCAGGACAGGTAATCGCTGTCCAGTTTATCGTGCTCCCTGCAATCACCCTCGGCTCGTGGATTCCTTACTTCAGCCGTAGTCGGCGGAGATAACTATGAGCGACCAGTTTGGACAAATCGTAGACATCACTGCTGCTGGCTACACGGCCCCCGCCTATACGGTGGGGGCCCAGCAGTGGTTCCAGGGTACGGTGGTGCCTGATGCTAACATGGGAACCGACGGGGATTTCTACGTCAGAACCCTGACCGGAGTGATCTACCAGAAAATCTCCGGGGTGTGGACTTCGATCTTCACAGCCTTCACTCTGGCACTCACTCAGACTCAGTCCACCGTGCTGGCAGCGCCGACGGGAGGTAACGGTGTCCCGTCGTTTAGGAACCTCAAGGTCTCGGATATCGAGGAGCTGAGTCAGCCCATCGGAGTTTTCGGTACCGTGGTGCTGGATGCAAATAGCGCTGGGGGGTTGGGATACTACTTCGTGGGTGTAGATACCAGTGCCAGCGTTGGGGCAATTACCCTCCCTGATCCTCTGACCTTCGATACGAGAACTCTCGTAATCAAGGACACCACTGGACAGGCAAATGTCAGGAATATCACTGTCTCCGCACCAGTGGGCCACACTATTGATGGTGTGGGGAGCAAGGTAATCAACACTGCTTATGGTTCCCTGCGAGTCTTCTCTCAGGGTTCTAACTGGTGGGTGTTATGACCAGACTTGATACTCTCACTGCAAAGCTGCGCCGGCAGCTGGGTAACCTCGATACAGCTTTGTATCCTGACTCGGTGCTGCATGAGGCTATCAACTCGGCGCACACTTTCATCCTGGATCGCTACCAGCATCAGAATGCCAAGGTGTGGTTCCGATTCAGCACCTCTGCGGGTGTTGCGAACTACAACCTTCCACAGAACTTCGGTGCTGTGCTGAAGGTGTTCGATGTCGCACAGGGTTACTCGCTCATCAAGGCTCAGTCGGCAGATATCCCTACGTTAGGTACCCTAGCACAGGGTCGTCCGCGGTGGTATGATCGTCGAGGACCTATCATCACCCTGTTTGCTACTCCATCGACTGTGTATAGCATCGGAGTGCAGGCACTCGTTACTTATGCTCCGCTAGTTGAGGATGGGGACCTTACTCTGATTGATCCCACCTGGGATGACGGCCTCCTGCGTCGAGCGCGATATGAGTACTATGATAATCTCGCTCAGGATGTAACCAAGGCACAGATCGCCCTGGCATCGTTTACTGAGTGGATCAGTACTAAGGTAGAAACTGACACCCGCGAACTTAGCGACTTAGATCGTGGCATCAGTGCTCCCGCTCGTGTGGCGGAGCGTCGTGAGTTTGATACTCCTTCCAGCTCTGGATTCCTTCCAGATCAGTCGTGGTTCAACGAAAGGTTCCCGGAGTAATTACTCATGGCTTACTCGCGCACGTGGAATCCTGCAACTCCTCCAGCGACAGCAGCTGCTAATACCATTGATCAGCTTATTCGCAATGCGAAGGTTGATCTGGCCGAGCGAATTATGTCGCTGCTGGGGATTCCGGATTTCACTGTGGATCCACTCAAAGGTGTATCCCTCAACATGGGTGGGTCTGCGGCAACTAAGATCATTCCCGGTACTGCTAGTCTCTCTGTCCGAAATAACGCTGACACTCAGGATAACCTCCTCGTTGCAGACAACGGGTCAGTTACTGTTCGCAATAAGCTGCTCATCCTCAGTGCTATCTCTGGTAACCTCAACGTTGATCCTGGATTCCAGATCATCTTCAATTCGCAGCTGAAGATGCAGGCAGCCCAGGCGTATATTGCTCCAGCGAGTGCTATCATCGCTGCGGCATCTCAGTCTATTGACTGGAACACCAGCAATAACCAGCAGCTGCAACTCGCGAACAACACCACGCTGTCGTTCTCTAATGCCGGTGCTGGTGGTTGGTACTTCATGAGCATCAAGCAGACTGGCGCTGGTAACTGGACTATCACATGGCCAGCATCGGTGAAGTGGGCTAGCGACACTGCGCCGACACTTACTGCAACTTCTGGTAAGACTGACTACGTGTCGTTCTACTACAATGGAACCAACTATGTTGGTTTCCTCGTGGGCCAGAACTACAATGTTTAACGTCCCCGGAGGGGCATACCCACCTAATCTGGTCTCTCTTACCTTCAATACCAATCCAGGAGAGACCAATCCCTATGTTAGTCCTTTCGATATCACTATCACAGCGGTGAATCCGACTAACTGGGGGATCGCACTGAAGTATTCTGGTCCCTGGGGAAATACTGGATGGACCTACAAGGGTAAGCTCTCCGGGTCGATGGTGGTAGGTAACGTGTTTGTCAATGGCACCTACACAGTAAATGCAGCATTGTACAACACTGGTACTGGTGTCATCAACGTAAATTATCTGACCTACACCTGGACCTACACATGAGCCCACAGCCGCGGTTCACTCATAGGCCAGACCGGAGTGTGCAGATCGCCCTGACGCAGCAGTATCCAGCGTTGGATGTTCCTCGAGATCTGATTCTCTTCCAACCTCCTGGAGGCGTCAGAGGCGATGCTCCCCTGGGGTATATGGATGCGACGGAGAGTCCAGACCTTAGAAACTATCGCATCCAGAGTCAGCGCTACCGCGTGAGGCCGGTACTCTCTAGGCTTAACAACACTCCGCTAGCTGATCCGGTGGTAACGTTAGTCTATACACTGGATCAAGACAGCAATGAGCTTGTAGTAGCTTGCACTACACAGGGCATCTACAAGCTCTCCAATGACGTGTTTGTTCAGTTGACTGGCCCCACGCTGCATGGAGATACTTTCACGAGATTCTCCACTAGTGGCTGGAACAAGAAGATGGTCTTCTCTACTGGGTATGATCCAGTGGGAATCGTAGACTTCGATAACGGGGTTTACTCATTTCTTCCTGGAGCACCCACTGGACCCTTTGTAGCTACCTTTGGTGGTAGAATCATTGTAGCTAACAGTAATCGCCTCACCTGGTGCGCAAAGGATAATGAGAACGACTGGACAGGTCTGGGATCGGGTTATGAAGATCTTCTAGCTGCACCTGGTGGCGTCGTCGATGCGGTGCATGGAGTGTTCCCTATCACAGATACCTATGCACTAGTGGTGCGCTCACGTTCTGTGTGGGCAATGCAGATTACTGGTAACTTCGATGTTCCGTTCATCTTCACCCGCATCTGGGCCAACACAGAGAGTATTGCTCCGTGGAGCCTAGTGCTCACCCCTATCGGGGTTGTGGGGTTGTTCTCTGATGGAGTCTACCTGCTTAGCCTCGACAGTCCCCCGCAGCCTATTGGGCTCCGTGTCAGGGACATCATGGTCATCCCTGGGATTCGCCAAGCAGTAGCTACCTACGACATCCAGCAGGCTGCATACTGTCTGGCAATTCCTCAGGCTGATGGAGTCTCCACGCTAGTGTGGCGTTACTACATCAGAGAACAGCGCTGGACCTACGACTACTACCCATTTGTCATCACTCATCTGATTGCAGCTAACTATCAATCCGCGCTGCAGATTGCCCAACTCACCGGGCAGATTAATCAGCTAGTTGGGCCAATCTACTTGCTTGGTACCTCGGAGCAGAAGAGTGGTCTGATTATGACTGATGGAGTAGCTAATCACTACTGTGTCAGGGATGACAACTGGAATAGCGGTGTAGCAGCGGACCAGTATCCAGACGGAACCTTCGGCAACACCACTGCATATCTCACCTCGGACATCCTACGTGGAGATTCACTACTCTACAGCGGACAGCTAATTGAAGTCGAGGTAGAATACATCTGTAATCGCACCACTACGCTTCGTATGGAGTGGTCCACTGACGGAGGTATCTCGTGGTTCCAGTCTGGCACAATCACTTGTACTTCTTCCCAATACCCCAAGATCGGCAAGTTTCCTGGAAATCTCACTAGAGAACGTCTCCAGATTAGGCTCATCTCGGAGGATGCTCAGGGCTTGCAGATCATCTCCTGTCATCCCAGGTACGCTCAGGAGGGTAAGATTGCGCCTTGATATTGAGCTAGCTGCCCGTCCTGTAACATGGGCACTAGATAGGATCAAGAATCTCCTAAACGGAGAACTGACATTACGAGACAACCACAAGGCAGTACTTGTCTCGGTGATTTCTGCAGGTGCTGGAACACCGTTTCCGGTGGCACACAACCTCGGGGTTACACCACTCTATTTCATCGCCAATCCAGACCAAGGAGCCACGGTATGGGCAGTGCAGCGAGACCAATGGAACTCGACGACTCTGTGGCTGGCTTCATCGCTCCCGAGCTGTCCAATGACAGTCGTGGTGGGCTTGTAGTCAAGCACGGAGATTACGAGGTGCGGTGGATGATTCTGGATAGGGATTGGTTAGTAGGACTGTGGACCAAGCTTCAGTTCTACAAATCTGTTTTCTGGGCTCCAGAACATTTCGAGCTGGAGAACTTCATCACTATCCTTACCCAACCTGGGTGGTTGTTCTTTGAGGTGTACAAATTTGGACACCTCGAAGGAATCGTCTACTTCACCAACGCTGCCCAGCTAAGAGAAGTTCAGATGCACGGAGTCTTGTTTGAGAGGACTCTCGTGGATAAGGCTCCGTTGCTCAAGGAGCTTATCAAGTGGTTCTTCGCCGACTATCCCATCGAGCGGGTAGAAGTAGCACTGGTTCATAAGTTCCGTGCTACCATGCGATTTGTTGAGCGTGCTGGATTCAAGTTTGAGGGGATTCGTCGTCGTGCTGTAGTGTTCCGTGGTCGGTGGGCTAACCAACACATCTATAGCGTTATCCGGGAGGATCTGTGCCAGCTCTAGCTCCTGTCGCACTGCCCATCGCCGGCGCTGTCGGATCTTGGGCAGTAGGCAAAGGTTTGGATAAGGCATTTGGCGGAGGGAAGACTGTTACGACTCCCCAGATGCCCAATGACATCGCAGGGCTTAGAAGCTCGCTGATCCAGTGGCTTCAGGGTGGTGCGATGACTCCGAATATTGGTGGTACGCAGCCATTTGGTGGAGTCAATCAGCAGGGCACCTTCGGTGTTGGCCCGACGTTCAGTGGCGGCCGAGGACTTCCGAGTCCCGGTAATGCTCCAGCACTTGCCTCAGGAATGCCATTGCCAGTGCTGAAAGATGCCACTAGCAGCAATCCTTACACAGCTGGTACTGGTGGCTCGAGTGCAGCGCTCGGTGCAGCACTTACCGGTGCCAATGGAGTGCCCTCGGTTCCAGGTGTGACAGGTGGTACTCCCGGCAACTACGGTGCTCCAGTAGGAGACCGCACTGGGCATCCGCGTGACGCAGGTGGCGTTGGAGATTTCAACCAAGCTTTCTATACACCTACCTACGCACCGGGCTCTACTCCGTTTAATCCAGCTACCGCCGAGGGTGTTAGTCTGGGAGCTATGCCGGGGCTGAACCACTCCACGATTAGCAATGTCCCAGGGGCACAGGTCACCTCAGCTGGCCCAGCATCGAATTATCAGGATTACCTCGATCCTCGGTTCGGAGGTATTCTGGATTCGTTCCTGAAGAACGGTGGTGCAGATGCATTCTCTGGCTACTCTGGTGCCTATGCAAGTCAGGTGGCTCCTGTGGCAGATGTTGGATCTGTGATTGATCTAATCCATTCGCTTCCTGATATCGTCAATGGTCAGCAGGGGTACTTCAAGGATAATATCCTAAGTGCCTACACCCCGCTGTTCCAGTCCCAGCGAGACCAAGCTCTTGCGCAGGCCAAGGAACAGGCTGGAAGTCTCACCGGTTCTGGTTTTGCTAATACGCTTGGCAACTCTATCAACCGCACAGTCGTTGACCAGGGTGCGAAGCTTTCTGATCTACTTACTCAGCTCGCCACCACGGAGCTCGGTAGGCAGGTTACTCAGGCTGGCCTTGAGCAGAACAAGAACTTCCAGAATCAGAACACCCAGCTGGATGTGGGTAAGACCAACGCGACTCTTGCGACTCAGGCCTCCATTGCTAACGCTGGCAACACCGCGCAGTTAGCTGCTTCGCGAATGGGGAACATGAGTAACTTAGCCCAGCTGCTTGGTGGTCTGGCACAGAATCAGGCTGGTCGCGTGGATAGCGCGAATCAGTTTAACGCTGGTCAGGCCAACGATATCGCGGTGGCTAACGCAACGCAGGCTACCCAGAGAGCTATCGCTCAAGGGCAGATTGATGCCTCTGAGGCACAGTCCTACTTCCAGGGCCAGCTTCAGCAGCAGATTGCTCAGGGGAACCTTACTAACAACGCCAACCAGTTTAACGCTACCCAGTACAACCAGGCTGGCATGTTCAACACGACGCAGAACAATGCGACGAATCAGTTTAATGCCAACGCTGCGAACCAGGCTTCTCAGAGCAATGCTGGTAATTTCCTGAATATGCTCCTGAGCATGGCAACTGGTGGAGTCACCGCTGGAACTAACCAGTATCAGCCCGGTGCATCGGATATGTTTGGTCAGATTCTTCCCTTCCTTACTATGCTCTTTGCTCACCGTGGGGGTCAGCAGCCCGCAGGAGGTAACGGATGACTGTACCGATTCAGCCGGTTCCTGGGTGGGGACTGGCACAGGGTATTGGGCAAGCTCTACAGGTCTATGCTCAGGAGCGGCACCGTCGTGAGGAGGAGCAGCGCCGGAATGCAATGCAAGGCCTGGCGCTGTTCCAGCAGATTCTCCCAAGCCTGACTCAGTATCAGCCTCCCCAGACCACGGCTAACTTTGCTCCCAACCTCATGGAGGGAGCACAGGGTATCCAGGTTGGACAGACTCCGGAGAAGTTTAACACTCCTAAGCCTCCTCCGCTGATTCAGAACTATCTCCAGCAGCTCACTGGACAGAACCAGCTAGGGTTGTCGCCGGAGCAGATGGATGCTATGCGAAAGAACTATTATGCCGGAAAGACTGCACCAATCCTGGCTCAGCAGTCGGCAGCAGAGTTGGGTCAAACTCGAGCCACGACGAAGCTTACTGAAGCACGCCTCCCCCAGGTTGCTGCTGAAACCGCAGGACAACTTTCTCAGAATAAGATTCTCGACTATAAGGCTGGTACTCAGCCGACAGTCGATGCTCTGGGATATGTTGATCAGTATGCTCCTGGTGCTGTACTTCAGGTGGCTTCGGATCTCAATATTCCGGTCAACAAGAAGAATGCTTCTCTCATTGCTCAGAAGGCCTACGACAGGTTCAAGACTGAGCAAGGTACTAATCCCCTGGCGCAGTATGTCACCCCGGCGATGTTTGGGAAGGCAATCCAGGAGCAGATTGATTTTGCTGAGAAGCTTGGCTTAGAGCGTCTGCGCGCTCAGGCTGATATGATCCAGGCTAATCGGATGAACAATCCGTTGCAGTTCTGGCAGGCCGCAGTAGACAACGAGCAGAATGCAGTAAACTCCTTGCAGCGTGAACAGCAGGCTCTCCAGGGAGTCTTTAAGAATCCCCAGATTATGATGTACGCGATGAGTGCAAAGGACCTTGATGATCCTGGGTTAGCGCTGACTCCGGAGCAGAAAGCTGCAATTCTTCGCCTGCGTAGCATCCCCACCGAGGTTTCTGCTCACGCAGCGCGGCGGGATCAGATCCAGACTCGTCTTAACGATGCGACGGGACTGAAGCTTGAGGGTGCCCCAGCAGGTACAGCTGCCCCGGCAGCTCCTGGGCAGCCCACTCCCAATGCCTTCCGCTCCAGGCAGGAAGTTTCCTCTGTACTCAAGACTTCCACCTCGCGTACTATGCAGCGGGCAGCCTTCCTTACCATGCTCCGCAATAAGCTCATCAACCCTGCTGATGCTCAGCAGATTATGCGAGAGAATGACATCACTGGGGTTTCTCAGCAGGATATCGAGGCTGCTCTGCGCGGAGGCCAGCCGTGACGGGACCTGGACTTTCTATTACAGACTTCCTTGACGACCCATACTTCCGCGAACAATTAGGAAGGTCCTCCGTAGGTCGTGGAGAACTCAACAGGATTGACGCTCAGAAAAACAAGCAGGAGCTAGAGAATGCAATCAGCCAAGCCAAGGCCAGGCACTCCAGCCTCCCGGCAACGGAGCAAGCTCGCAATGCAGAGTGGATTCGCGGAGCTGAAGGACGACTCAAAGACCTGGATACAATCATCGAATCCGGACGAGCTCCGGCGCCAGATCGTTCAGCGACAGGTAACTTTGCTCGTGGATCTGCTGCAGGCTTTTTTGGATCGCTCCCGGATTTCGTAGGATTACTCACTGGTACGGCTAAACATCTCCCCGACTCGGTGAGGCCGTCCCTTGTTGACGCCGCAGACGACAAAGCCAAAGAGCTCTCTAGCGAAATGCGAGAGTTCTTCAATCCCCAAGGTACTAGTGGTGACGTTGGTGAGTTTGTGGGTGGTGTGGCTGGCGGCATCCCCACGTACGGCACCACCGCTACTTTGGGTGCCAGAGTGCTTGCTTCCGGTGCGGAGAAAGCCGGAGCGGCCGGGATCGCGAATCTGCTTCGAACAAGCCTTGCGGGTAGCGCCGGTCGTAGAGCTGCGGCCTCTGTGGTTGGCGGACTCCCCCTGTCTGCGCTTATGCAGACAGGGATGCCGGAGGGAGCCACAGTTGAAGATCGTGCGAAGCAGTTTGCGATTCAAACACTGGCAGACGCAGCTGGTGGAGCTTTGCACGGTGTTCCTGGGAAGCTCGGTCGCAGGCTTAGTGATCGCCTTGGTGGTGTTGAGCCTAGCGGGAACGGTGGGCCTGGTGGACCTGCACCGAGTGGAGGGAGTCCTAGTACACCTACTGGTCAGTCTATTCTGGATGAACTGACTGGAAGTGCGGAGAAGAACAAGACCGAGAAGGCAGCAAAGTCTGCAATGAGGGCTCGCTATAATGGAGATTCCTCGGTGCAGGCGGCAATTGAGTACGAGCAAACCAATCCCGGAAAGAGGTGGATTCAGCTCGCAGCAGATGAGCAGAAGAAACTTCGCGAGGATTGGAAAACTCGGAATCCGTTTGATAAGTGGGCCTCTGACCGGGAGGCGCTCAACGCGGGTGCTCCAGGAGTAGATCCTAATGCTCCTCCGGCAAGTCCTCCTAGTGCAGAAGCACAGGCTGCGATGGTACCACCGCTGCGACC